GCCCCAGTTTCGCGGGGCGCTGGTAATCAGCCAAAACGCACCCATTCAGGCCAGCCCGGCCTTCATGGAACGGCTGATCCACATCTTCTACGACAAGAGCCACCAGACCGAAGCCGGCCGCGAAACAGCGCTGGAACTGGGCCGACTCAGCGCCAAGGATCTCAGCCACTTCCTGATCCGCGCGGTGACCCGCGCCGATGATGTGCTTGAGCACATGGAAAAGAGCCTGCGCCACTACGAGCAGGTATTTACCGGGCTGGGATGCAAGAACCGGCGCATCCAGAAGAACCACGCCCAGCTCGCCGTGATGGTGGATTGCCTGGCTTTCTGCACCCCCATCCGGGCCGATCAGCAGCAGGCCGCCCGCGACCTCATAGGCCAGATCGCCCTCGAGCGCGAACGCGCCCTCTCTCGCAATCACCCCATCGTCGAAAACTTCTGGGAGGCCTTCGAATACCTCGACGGCGCGACCGAGGAAGAAGGTGGCCTGCCCACCCTCAACCACAGCCGAGACCCCGACCTGATCGCGGTGAACCTCAACCACTTCGCCCAACTGGCCGCCGAAAAGCGCCAGCAGATTCCCCCGCTCACAGAGCTCAAGCGCCATTTGCGCAACAGCCGACTTCCCAAGTTCATCGACACCCGCTGCGTCAATAGCGCGATCAATGCCACGTGGAATCTGCGTTGTGAGAACCCCGCCGCGAAGCGCGCCATATCCGTCAAGTGCTGGGTTTTCCAGACCAATGGATTCCGGAGCAGGGCATGAAAACCCCCGTCACCGACGCCGACCTGCGCTGGCAATACCGCCTCACCGGCTGGGCCGCCAAGGGCATCGCCCTCGAGGAAGCACTAGCCAGCCCCGAGCTACGCGCCGCCCTCGCCCTGGGCGCTGCCATCCGCCACCGCAAACGCACCCGCGCCGAAGCCAAAAACCAAGGCGCCGGCATCGAGCGCAGCCACCCCGACCACAGCACCACCAACCCGTAACCGGAGCCCGCCATGTACCTCGACCTGACCTGCCTTGGAGCCCACCTCGCCCGCCGACTTGGCCGGCTCCTGAGTCATCACCGCCACCAGCTGCACAACCGCAAGCGCCGCCGCATCCAGATCCAACACCGCGCCGGCCTCAACCTCCACATCCACCTGTAAGGGATTCACCGCCATGAACACCCGCGCCCTCGCAGCCCACGCCGCCCGCACCCAGGCCGCTGCGCAAACCCTGCCCGCCCACATCCCCCACACCGGGGGCCTGGCCTTCGGCCAGCACCGCGCCGACATCCTCGGCAACGTGCGCCTCTGCATGCTCGTCGCCCACCTCTACAACCGGCACTGGCCGTGCGACCTCCCCGGCCTGCTCCAGCACGAAGACAAGGCCACCGCCGCCCTGGCCCTGCTGCTCATCAAGGAATACGCCGAGGAAGGCGAAGACAGCCCCGACTTCGTGGCCCTCGGCTTCGAGATCGCCACCGCCATCAGCGAGGCCCGCACCCCCGCAGCCACGACCAACCCCCAAGCCATCGATGAAGACGACGGCTACCGCTTCGGCTAACCCAGGAGACCGCCATGGACACCCTCACCAAAATCACCATCGTGCAGCACCTCGACGTGACCCGCGCCAATCTCCGCATGGCCGGCTACACCCCCGTCGAGTTCAGCCTGCCCTTCCTCGAGGACGCACTTCACAACCTCGAGGCCGCCATCGACACCCTGCGCATCGCCCGCGCTGCGGCAACGCCCCCCGTGTTCGTCGGCGTCGATCTGGCGCGCGGCCCCGACACCACCGTTGTCCATCACCAGATCCTCAACGGCCTCATCGCCGAAGCCCGCACTGGCGCCACCCGCTGACCCGCTACCTCCTGGAGCCCACCATGAACCAGCCCTACGTCCATCCGTCGATCCTCACTGCCAGCGGCCGCCCCTTCGACTTCGTCTATCCCACCCGCTGCCACGTGGACATCCTCGACATTGCCCACGCCCTGTCCAACCTGTGCCGCTTCAACGGCCACACCCGCAGCTTCTACAGCGTGGCCCAGCACAGCGTGATGGCCGCCACCATCGTGCCGCCCGAGCACGCCCTGGCCGCCCTGCTGCACGACGCCCACGAGGCCTACATCGGCGACGTGTCCACGCCCCTCAAGCAGCTGGTGCCCACCTACCGCGACATCGAACGCCAGATCGCCCAGCGCATCCGCGGCCACTTCGCCGTCCCGCTCAACCTCGCCCCCGAAGTCGAGCACGCCGACATGGTCATGCTCGCCACCGAAAAGCGCGACCTCATGCCCGCCACCGACCAGCACTGGGTCCAACTCGACGGCATCGAGCCCCTGCCCATCCGCATCAGCCCGCAAACGCCCAACCAGGCCCGCGCCGACTTCCTCTGCATGTACTACGCCCTGACCACCCCCGTTGGCCACCCGCCCAGCCGTCAGTGCGACTGCGACGCCTGCACCGCCTACTTCTCCCTGTAACCCGGAGCCCCGCCATGAAAACCCTTATTGAACTCACCGCCCGCCTGCTGGAGGCGAGCGAATCCCTGAACAACATGCTTGGCGACAACCACCAAGCCCTCGCCGCCGGCGACGCCCCATTGATCAAAACGGCCGCCGATATCCTCGTCGAGCTGCAGGAATCCACCGTCGATCTGCGCCACGCGATCGAACTGGGCGAAGCCCTGAACCCGTCGCCCCGCGAAGACATCGCGATCGACGCCCTCATCGCTATGCACGCCCTGCTGCTCGAATCCAACCCCTACACCTACTTCGAACTGGCCTACACCCGCACCACGGGCTGGATGGCGTGGATCTGCAGCAACGCCCGCGAACAGGACCCCGACAGAAAGATCCTCGCCCAAGGCCGAGGCGACACCGCGGAGGAAGCCTGCGAGAACGCCCTCGATCAGCTCACCGCCCCCACGGCCGAGCCGGGCGGCATCGCCGAAGGCGAAATCCCGTATTGAGGCCTTACCCATGCCCGCCATCCACATCGATTTCCAGCGCGTGGCGCTGAACATCCGCAGCCAGGGAATCGTCCTCGAAACCGCATCGGTGAAGTGCGGCCGCCACAAGAAGTGGCTGGCCGACATCGCCCGGGGAAACCTCACCCGCATCGAGTTCCACGACGCCCTCGCCCTGCTCGACTACCACCTCCAAGTGTGCGGCTACGCCGCCCACCTCAAACTGCTGGAGCACTGAACATGATCACCGTTCACCTCGAAAACATCGGCGCCCGCCGCTTCACCGGCGACGATGCCGACATTGCTGCCGCCGCCTGGGCGATCGACACCGCCAAGGCCCGCGATGCCGACGTCGAAGACGACATCAACGCGCACCACCGCACCACCAGCACCCGCGCTGCCGCCGCTATCCTCAAGTTCGTCCGCGGCGCCAAGCGCATCGTGACAACCAATGAAGTGGCCGAGGCCACCGCCCTGTCGAGCACCTGCTGCATCCGCGTGCTCAAGGCCTACGCCGCCCTGGGTGAAGTCGTCAGCCACGGCCAGGACAGCCCCCGGCGCCCGATGAAGTGGGGTGTGGCATGAAGCGCGATAACTTCACCCTGGCGCCCGACGACGTCCGCGAAATCCGCCACTTTCACCTCTTCTGCGGACTCGGCGGCGGCGCCAAGGGCTTCAACAAGGCCCAGCCCCGCGTGGGCAACATGGTCGGCAAGTTCCGCTGCATCGGTGGCATCGACGTCGACGCGCCGGCCATCCGTGACTTCGAGCGCCTTACCGGCACCCGCGGCACCGTGCTCGATCTGTTCGACCGCAGCCAGTTCAAGGCCTTCCACGGTGTTGAGCCGCCCGCCTCTTGGCGCGAGGCCGGAACGATGGAAATCCGCGCAGCTGCTGGCGGCGAGTATCCCCACATCGTGTTTCTGTCGGCGCCCTGCAAGGGCTTCTCCGGACTGCTGGCCGAGAACAAGAGCCGCACCGACAAATACCAGGCCCTCAACCGCCTCACGCTGCGCGGCATCTGGCTGATGCTCGAGGCCTTCCAGGCCGAGCCGCCCGAGCTGATCGTCTTTGAGAACGTGCCCCGCATCCAGACCCGCGGCCGGCACCTACTCGACCAGATCGTCAGCCTGCTCCGCCAGTACGGCTACGCCGTGGCCGAAACCACTCACGATTGCGGAAAGATCGGCCGCCTGGCGCAGAGCCGCAAGCGTTTCCTGATGGTCGCCCGCCACATGGAAAAGGTGCCCGCCTTCCTCTACGAGCCCGAACAGAAGCGCCTGCAGGCCGTGGGCACCGTGCTCGACCGCATGCCCCTGCCGGGCGACCCTGCCGGCGGCCCGATGCACCGCGTGCCGGCGCTGCAGTGGAAGACCTGGGTACGCCTCGCATTTGTCGAAGCCGGTAAGGACTGGCGCAGCCTCAACCGCCTGCACGTCGAAGACGGCCAACTGCGCGATTACCTCATCGTGCCCGAGTACCGGGGCGGATACCTGGGCGTAAATCGCTGGGACGAAAGCACCGGCACCGTCGCCGGAAGATCGACGCCCTCCAATGGTTCCTTCTCGATTGCCGATCCGCGCTACCAGGGCGCGGAATACAGCCAATACGGCGTGCTGAAGATGGACGAGCCCATGGGCGCCGTGTCCGCCCAGTCGGCGCCGGGCGGCGGCAAGTACAGCGTGGCCGACCCGCGCCACGGCGGCCCCGCAAAGCACAACAATGAGTTCCGCGTCATCCGGATCGATCAAGCAGCCATGGCCGTCACGAGCGCCCACGGCACGGGGCAATGCGTAGCAGATCCTCGCCGGGCTGGCCCGAGCTTCGGCAAGTACATGGTCACCGCTTACGACGGCGCCGCCGGCACTGTGATCAGCGGCAGCACCACCGGACAGGGCGCCTTCGCCGTGGCTGACCCCCGGCCCGGCATGGCCCGCGAGAAGGGCGACCACTACCTTACCGGCGGCCACTACGGCGTAGTGCCATGGGCAGGCTCAAGCGGCGCCGTCTCCGCGTCCGCCTGCCACGACAACGGCCCTTGGTCAGTCGCCGATCACCGCATCCCTGCAGCCAACGAGAAGTGCACCTGCATCATCGTCGCCGAGGACGGCACCTGGCACCGGCCCTTTACCACGCTTGAGCTTGCTGCCCTGCAAAGCCTGGTAGAGCCCGAGGAATACCTCGAGCTAGAAGGCCTGTCGGACAGCGACTGGCGCGAACGCATCGGCAACGCCGTGCCCCCGGATGCCGCCGAAGGAATCGGCCACGTCATGGGCACCACCCTGCTGCTCACTTGGAGCGGCGAAACCTTCGTCCTGTCGGCCATGCCCATCTGGGTGCAGCCGGTGGCCGTGGCGATCAGCGTGGCGCAGGGAGGTGTGGCATGAAAGAACGCCCCATCCTTTTCAGCGCACCGATGGTCCGGGCAATCCTTGACGGGAAGAAGACGCAGACCCGGCGAATCGTGAAGCCGCTCCCGCTTCGGCTGAATCGTGAAACCAACAGCATGGAGATTGATGAAGAGGCGATGGCAGACGGCCGGATCATGCGGCTGAACCGCTTCGGACAGCCCGGGGACCGGCTTTGGGTACGTGAGACGTGGGGATACCACCCCGACTATTCAGAGTCATGCCGGCGCGTTGACTATCGGGCTGACCCTGGCCACACCTACGACGGACACCGCTGGCGCCCATCAATACACATGCCGCGCTGGGCAAGCCGTATCTCACTGGAAGTCGTCTCTGTCCGTGTTGAACGCCTGCACGACATCAGCGAGGCGGATGCACTGGCAGAGGGAATCAAGCGCTACATCTTTCGTCCAGATGATGGGTGGCCTCTGTGCTACGGATATACGCATCTTCCAGACGACGGGAAGTGCACTCTTCAACCAACAGCAGCCGAGGCATACCGCGAACTGTGGGAGTCCATCAATGGCGCCGGCTCGTGGGATGCCAACCCGTGGGTGTGGGTTGTCGAGTTCAAAAAGGTGGCGGCATGACCATCAAACACGTAATCAGCGTCTCCGGAGGAAAGGACTCCACCGCGTTGCTGCTGATCGCCCTGGAGAACTGCCCGCGAGAGCACCTGCTGCCGATCTTCTGCGACACCGGCAACGAACACCCGGCCGTCTATGAGTACCTGTCCTACCTCGAACAGGCCCTCGATATCAGCATCACGCGGCTGAAGGCCGACTTCTCGCACGAGATCGCGAGCAAGCGCCGGTTCATCGCTACCGATCAGCGCACTGGACGCGACAAGCGGGGACGCCGGCTGCGCTGGACCAACAAGGCAAAGCGCCGCGCTCTGGCTGTACTGCACCCGACAGGAAACCCCTTCCTTGATCTCTGCCTGTGGAAGGGCCGCTTCCCGTCCCGTAAGGCTCAGTTCTGCACCGAGGAGTTAAAGCGAAACATGGCAGTCGGGTTTCAGCTTGAGCAGATTGACGCCGGCCATCAGGTGCTGTCGTGGCAGGGCGTCCGCCGGGATGAGTCCCAGAACCGGCGCAATGCCAAAAAAATCGAGCGGCTGAACCCCGGCATGTGGGCGTTTCGTCCGCTGGTCGATTGGACTGCTGACGACGTTTTTGCAAAGCACGCCAGGCGCGGAATCCAGCCGAACCCACTTTATCGGCAGGGAATGAGCCGCGTCGGTTGCATGCCCTGCATCAACTGCGGAAAGGCCGAGATAACTCAGATCGAAGCCAGGTTCCCTGAGCTCCTGGAAGAGAAGTCCCGGTGGGAGATGCTTGTCGGCCAGGCCTGCAAGCGCGGCTTCTCGACGTTCTTCAACAAGGGACTGCACGAGTCCCATGCTGACCGCCACGTGTGCGAGGCCAACAAGATCGAGAGCGTCATTCAGTGGGCCAGGACAAGCCGTGGCGGGCGTCAATTCAGCCTGCTGACGGACCTAAACAATTCCACTGAATGCGCCTCTGAATATGGACTGTGTGAGTAAAGCCATGAACCAGAAAACCAAGCGCAAATCCGTCGAATACGACGGCAACACGCCCCGCTGCAAGACGTGCCGCCACTTCAAGGACGGCCGCCGCGAACTGCTCAACAGCATCCCCGTGGCGGAAATCCCGCCCTGGTGCAAAGAGAACCAGTTCCCCATCCGCGCCGGCGGCCTGTGCCGCCTGTGGATCAACCATCAAGGCGAAATGCTGGAGGAAAACGTATGACGACGCACCCCATCGCCATCGTCCATAACGAACAGGTGGATGAAAAGCCCGCCAGGATTCTGGACCCGTGCTGCGGAAGCCGAATGATGTGGTTCAACCGGGAAAACCCCGACGCGGTATTCGGTGATTGCCGTAGCGAGAAGCACACGCTGTGTGATGGTCGGACGCTGCGCATCGAGCCCGACGTGCTAATGGACTTCACGGCCCTGCCGTATCCAGACGGGGCCTTCAAGCTGGTTGCTTTCGACCCTCCGCATCTACGCTACGCCGGCCCGAAAAGCTGGCTGCGGGCCAAGTACGGGGTGCTGGGAGAAGACTGGCGCGAGGACTTGCGCAAGGGGTTTTCCGAGTGCTTCCGCGTGCTGGCCAGCGACGGCGTGTTGGTGTTCAAGTGGGCCGAGGATCAAGTGCGGATTCGGGATGTGCTCGAGCTGACTCCCGTGCGGCCCCTGTTTGGTCACCCCACTGGCAGGAAAGGCCTGACCCACTGGATCGTATTCATGAAGCCGCTGGAGGAAAACGCATGACGCCCCCCATCACATTCACGCACAAGGGCTGGTTCGGCCTGTGCCCTGTCTATATCGGCGACATCAACACCGAAGGGCCTTGCCTTGATCCGCGTCACTGGTCTCTGAGTTGGTTGATGCCGGTATCTGAAGCGATCTTCGGCATGGCCTTCTGGATCATGACCACGATCAACCCCGACTACGAACCCATGTGGCCCATCCGTATCACCGGAAAACTGGCCCAGCCGATTGTCAGCAAGAAGGGCGCT